GGTGATATTGTTCCTACACTTGCTGTTGCTGATACTCCTGTTAATCCCATTACATCTGCAGGAGATATTGAACCTACAGAAACGTCTGCTTGAGAACCTTGAGGTATTTGTATTTCAGAATTGTTAATTGTAAGATCACCAACGCCTGTTGTTGCAGCTGACGGCGCTGTTAGAACAAAAGCTCTTTCAACTACAACTGATCCAACACTAGATGTTGCTGATTGGCCTGTTAAACCTATAGTCATTGCTGTAGGTGATATTGTTCCAACTGATGATGTTGCTGATTGTCCTGCTAAAATATAAGCTACTTCTGTAACCAGTGAACCTACTGAAGTTGTTGCTGATTGTCCGGTTAAAGTTATTGAAAAATCTGATCTTGGAGTTATAGAACCTACACTTGAGGTAGCACTTTGACCTGTTAACGTAACTATAGTAGGACCTTGTTCGCCCCATTGATTTGAACCCCAGGTAGTACCGGCTTGGTTCCAAGTATTAGACATAAGGATTTACCCCTATGCTATTCGAACTATAGCGTTACTTGCGTCTGCTGCTGGAAATTGAATTGTAAAAGTTCCACTGGAAACTGTTTTGTCTGATCCAAATGCTACTGCACAAACTGCAGGATCACCAGTAGCTGAATCATTAAAAATTAAACATCCGTTAGCTGTAAATGAAGCTGATGTCCAAGATACGTCAGAAAAATCACAAACTGCTGTGCTACTATCTAGAACTGGAGTTACACTTGTAAGAGCTTTTCCTTTTGCAGAATAAGCTGAACCTGATGTGTTTGTAATTTCGTTTGATGAACTATATGCTGTTGTACCTGCACCTAGAGATGCTGAACTAGTATATAAAGCTAAATTAAAAGTATTACCAGATGATGCAGTAAAGTCGTGAACTGCTTTTAAAATTTCTACTTTGAAACTATTACATATTGCCGATGATATTGCCATAATTTTTTCTCCTCAATTTATGGAGACGGTGATTTGACAGGTATTCTAACGGTTCCGTCAGTGTAATCGTCTCTTCTTCGTCTTCCAAGTTGCATCCCTGCAAACTGTTGTATAGAACTTTTATACTTATTTTCATATAGTGTCAACATTTCCATTGGACCTTTTAAAAAAGCAAAAGCCTCTACTAAACAAGCATATAATAGTCCTTGTGGAAAGTATGTGCTTAAATATGTTTCAGCACTACCAGTAGTCCCAGACCCTAAACCAGTAGGCATTTTGTTATAATATATTCTAAATTTATAGTTAGCGTCAGGTGTTGGAGCAAGATACATACCTCCAGAAGTAGTATCTGTAGTATTAGTAGCGCCACCAAACATAGCATAATATTTAGGAAAACCTGTTACAGAATTAGTTGTATCTGTAGGTGCTTGTATTTGACCAGAAGGTCCAAATTTTCTATCTGTTAGTTCTGATAAATAACTTTGATCTTTTTTCTCTAACCAACTTCCATTGCCTTCTGTGTTAGCTGTAGAATTAAAAACTTCAATTCCCCTAACAAACAAAGTTCCAGCAGGAGCGTTGATTGTATTATCGTTTGCAGCTAAACTACCTTCTTGAACAAACCTATCAGAATCTGTAGGAAGATCTTGATTAATTCTAAATTCAGCAGACATAATAAAACCATCTAATATAGTGGTTGTAAAAACAGTGTCTTCTACTTCAGTGTAGTCTAAGATAGCTTGTTTTAATGTTGTGTATGTATATTTAGAAACTCCAGCCATAATTAACCTCTATCATTAATGGGTCCAATTGTACATTGAAAACCACCTCCTGTTTCTACGCTAGAGAAAGCGTTAGTTAATGTAACATCAACACCATCAAATTGTGTAGTTGTAGACGGTTGACCTGTACTTGGAACTGATGTTTCATTTAAAGAAACAACTTTATAACTTCCAAAAACTTTAGCCCCATTAACATGGGAACCTGCAATTGTTTTTTGTGGTGAAACACCTCTGTAAGGCGCACTAGTTCCTCTAGTGCAACCAGTTAATTGATTGCTAGATCGACCTGTATATTCAATAACTTCATTTTGAAAAGTACCTACAAGAAGGGGGTCACTTGTATCACTTGCTGTTAATACTTTTTCAATAACTATAAAACCTGTTGTTGGAAACTCCGACCCATCAGTAAGATCAATAGTTGTAGCAGAATCTGTTATTGCTCCATTTAAAGTAGTGGACATTTGTAAAGTTGAAACAGCTACACCTCCTACAGGCGCTTTAACATTTCTTAATCTAACAAAATCATTTACTTGTAAATTTCCGTTAGGAAAATCAATTTTTAATCCTAGAAGTGACCCACCAGCACCAGTTGTAAAAGGATTTTCAGGTAAAAAATCTTCTGTTGCAAATTCTGTTCTTGCAGGTCTTGCTCTTTTTAAAGCCTGTGGATCTGCATTAGTAGGTTTAGGTTCTAGTTGTGGTTGTTTTGGTTCATACTCAGACATATGCACTAAAGCACCATTCCATTCTCTAACCATTTCATTGTATGGAAAAGCCATACCTGATCTATCAGAAATCGCTAAAGCAAATTTACCTTGTGCAAAACTACTCATTAACCAATACCTGGGTAATATATTTTAGGTGATATGTAAGTAGAGTTAGAAGAACCGTCTTCATCTCCAGCTCTTAATAATTCATCTTCGTATAACATTTTTAATGATTGTACTCTTTGAGGAGCATATTTAATTGATAAATAATAAGCTAACCCTGCAATCATACATGGTACAAATCTATATGGTATATCAGTTGCATTTGTATAAGCACCTACGTCATCAATTCTTTTTGTATAATAAAAATTTATAAAGTTTCCAGCTTGTGAACTTCCTGGGGTTAAATACAAAGTCATAGTAGTTTTATCTATAAATCTTTGTATCCAATATTGTGTAGGTAAACCTAGATCTGTTTTATTTGAAAATGCTTGATACTGTGATCTACTAATTTTTGTCATAGGTGTATCAACATTAGTTGATGCAACTCTATAATTAGCTTCCTGTATATCTGTCATTCCGTTTGGAAATTGTAAAACAGCATCACCACTGCTATGTGTCGCTGCAGTGCTACCATTAATTCCTCTAGTACATCCAGTAATATTTAAAGAAGATATTCCTGTATAAGAAATTTGCTCAGTTCCAATTGTAAGAGTTCCACCTACTGTAGGCATTCCTGTAACAGAAGCAACTGGAACAGTTGTAGCTGTAGCATTTATTCCAGCAGATAAAGTTGTACTGATACCATCAGAAGTACCATCAGCAGGAGATCTAAAAAAAGTATAAACAGCTTGACCACTGACTAAAGCTACACTTTGGTTTTTAACTTCCCAAAAATGTAAACCTCTATTTCCCCACTCAGAAAATAAAATATTTAAAGATCGTTTTGCAGTTTTAAGCTGATAGCCAGAAACCCCCTGCATCCCAATACGTTCGTATGCATCTTCAATAATTTCATCTATTCCAAGATTCTTATCAAAAACATAAGAACCCGAGGTTACGTTAGCCACTTAGACCTCCTATCCTGCTGTTAAATTTGGACCAGAATATTTGTCTGTTAATAAAGTGTATGCTGCAACATTTGTTTTAGTTTTACAAAAAATTCCTTTTGGAAATAAAATCCCATCTTCAGGAAAATTCATATTAATTACGTCACCTGTTGGAACATCTGCAAGAAATAAAGTTGTTCCAGAATTCGATGTTGTTGTAAGTTCCAAAACACCTGCGCCCCCACCATCAGAAGCAATAATTATACCTCTTAATCTTACTGGTGGTGCAACAATAGCTGTTGCGCCTGCTGCTGCAGTAGATCTTGTAGCTTGTATATCGTTTTTATATGCCATTTTTTCTCCTTAAAATTAATATGTGGGGCCGAAGCCCCACACTAATTAATTATTATGCGCTTACGCCTGTTCCAGCCACTCTAGACTGAAAAGTATTAAAGTAGTCAACAACTAAATGATTAGCGTTTGTACCTTTGTGTGCACCCATAATATTGAGTTCTAATGCAATATCATCAGGCACAGTCGTAGCCGCTTGTACTCCAACCGGATTACCGTTTAGGTACAATTTAAATTGATTGGCAGTTACACCTATTTCACTTCCAGCTGGTTGATAAGCAAAACCTAATCTAACTGAGTTAGCTGGGATTGCTTGTACTGTAGCTGATTGTGTAGCAATAGTAGAATCTAGCATAGTAAAAGTAGATCCACCTGCTGAGTCTAACATGTCAAAAGATACACCTGCTCCATTTTTTCTAGAAATGAATTGTATTGTAGTTGTATCCTGTAAGTGTGAAAACCCGATACCATCAGTTGGTAAAGTATCTGAGTCTGCATAACCATTTTGAGCAAATCCTACCCAAGTGTTTAAATCACTTACATCAGTTATTGCAATGCTAGTTTCAAACCACCATTTTTGGTTTTCATTGTATTGCCAAACCTGTGGTCCTGCAATACCTTGAATCTCACCAGCAGCAGGAGCATTGTCTCCTTGTCTTAACCATCCACCAGCATATTCTGCTAGTTGAAAGTCAGATCCACCTGTTGATGTGATTGTCCAATCTTCATCATTGAAGAGTTGCCAGTCGTTTTGATACGCTTGTTCTTGTTCGTATCCACCTGTAATAAGAGGTTGTTTGATTCCACTAAATACAGAAGAACCTCCATCTTTTCCTACTACGTTAGTTACTCCATTTTTAAAATGTGTTGTCATATAATCAGCGCCTCCTCGCGCCAGTTATTCTCCCTAAGAAAAGAATAACCAATTTATGTCTTAATATTCTTAGTGTGAAAGTTATATAGCAGTTTTAAGTAGAGTGCAAGAGAGCCTATAGTGTGAATTGAATTTATTCAACGATGTAGCTTTTTTATTAAGTAGCTACAGAAACTTGTGGAGCGGCACCTTCAATAGTATTCTGCCTGTGGGCAATAGCTGCTTCTTCCAGCTTGATCTTTGTGATGACTTCTCTAACTTTGTCATCAATTCTGACCATTTCAAGAGTATATCTACCATTAGACAGATGCTCCTGTTCCCACTTCAACTCCAAGGACCTTTTTGTTTTGTATAGGTCTTGTATCATTTATAACCTCTTCATAAGTTATTCGATAAGGAATATCTCTAAACATTCCCGATGATTCCCAATTTATACTATTTTCTCCTAGTTTGTCAACTATTGCTTTTTCAAGAGAAATAGCATCATCATTAGATTTTACTTCAAATCTACCGTGATGATCGTAAGCATATATGTTTACTAGGAATTTTTTCATGGTTTTTCTTTCTATTTTATGATTGTGGCGAGACTGTGTCCCGCCACAAAAAATAAAGTATTATGCTCCTGGAGAACCGAAAATACCTCTAGGGTCAGATACACCAAATACGTATCTTTCTCTAGCTTTGTATCTTACGTTACCAGTATCGAAGTCACCTTCCATTTTAGTAGTCAATGGAGATCTTTCAAAATGTTTCATACCATTTGGCACGTCTGTGATAATGAAGAACGCATCTGTGTCTGTTAAGAAATTATTAACAGAATAACCTTGAGGAATCATCCCCATAGATCTGATTGCGTTAATATCATTGTCAGCAGTTCCAACTCTACCAGCAGAAGCCATAAGTCTTTCAGCTGTGAATTGTAGTGCAGATGGAATGATCATCTTTGTAGCTTTAGCAGCGATCTTTAAACCTCTTTCATCAGTAAGAGCAGCAATGTCAATCATTGATTGCTCTAATGAAGTTTCGTTTAAGTCCGCAGCAGTTGCTAACGTATTACTGAAAGTTCCAGCAATAGTTGGGTGAGCAGTATTGAACAAAGTAACACCATCACCAGAAGTGAAAGAGCCACTAGGCATACCGTTGTTTAACGGATTAACTGCTTTTACTTGTTTAGTTTGAGCCATAGATCTTGCTAAAGCTTTTGTATATCTAGAAGCAAGTCTGCCATACAAGTTGTCTTCAATAGCTGCCTCAGTAATAGCAAACGCTAACGCAATTGTTTCGCTAGTCTATCCAGCTGTGACAGTTTCTTGAGCGTTATCGTATGTCACACATGAGCCTACTGGCT